CGGGAAAGAGTCAAAGACGAAGTTCGCTCTTAACCTTTGCAAGGATAAAGGCACCATCGGAGAAATAATTCAGAACGCGAACGGGTTCAACAACCTAATAGGTTTAGAATCCATCCACGTTAAGAATTACTCTTCCTTCCCCTCGTTGAAGAAGCCGATCAGGAAATACCTGAAAGCTGCCAACACCGAGGCCCCGTGGGAGATACGTGTAAACGCACTCAACACGGAATTAACGAAGACCCAACTTGACGAAATCATGAAGGTCTCCGGTAAAGGGAAGGGTGATGCTAACAAGCGTGGGAATAAAGGTGAACCCAAAAAGAATCCCCCTAAGGTTCAACAAAATTCCTCTCTCCCTGGAGTTTCTGACAAGCCTGACGATAAAAAGCCTCAGGCCAACAGAGCGCCCCCAGGAGCCTGCCGGGATTTCTGGTTTACAAATAACTGCAGATTTGGAGTTAGATGTAAATACCAGCACGTACCAAATGGTGGGAGTGGCCGCCAACCTACTCCTCAACCACCCCAGCAGCCCATACCACAACAGCAACCACCCGCTTATCAAAACGGGTATCCGCCATATGGTATGTTTGGCAACAACGGATATGGATATCCACCGTATCAACCAGCTAATCAAATCCCCTACGGGATCTTTACTGGACCAAACGGTGCTCCCATGCGACTCGTCCCTGCGTACTAGAGGGGAATACCTGCTCGCTTCTTTGCGGGCAAGGGTCCCCCCCTACGAACTACCATATGAATTGATCTCTACATCCGTTGCTTTATGCAATCGAATGGAGAAATACAATGCAAAATGGAAGTTCATCTATCGCAGTTCGAGCTCCGGTGCGACGGTCCCTGGACCGAACATAACCGGAGATTACATAACTTCTCATCATCAACCGTTTAACAAAAATTGCAAATGGAGTCAATGTGTAAACGGTCAACGCGACATCCAAATGAAGGCCAAGGCAGATCGCGACCTCGAACCGACACCCCGAGAGATTAAAATCCGTGAACTCAAAGAGACCATCGAATTTTATTCTGGACAGGTGGAGGAAATGAAAGCAGTGGCTTACCCGTCAAAGGCGTATGTCAATCATGGCATACCCAGCGATCAGGTAAGACATATGTTGCGAGTGTGGGAAAAGCAAAACTCTTACGGCTTCTTAGAACAGGATTCAAAGAATGCAATAATGAAGTTCTACCACCAATCACTCAACACACCCTGGTATGATCGTCTTATCAAAGATGCGCAGCGAGCCAAAAACTTGCTAGCGCGGACAAAGAATAAGATGCTCATGATGGAAGGGTTGGAGCTACAAAAATCAGTCATCGAGCGGCAAAAGACAAATGCTAAGCTACTTGACGAAATTTTTGCTGACCCTCCAACTTTCGAAGTGATGCGAGATAGTATCCTCAAAGCTTTGACGAACTTCCGCGACACACCGAAATCCACGTGGGATTACTATATCCAGGACTACACGGGCAAGATGGAACATTACCAACGCGCCCTAATAGCAGAAGAGGCAACTCCAGAACCATCGGTGCGTGCACCAGACGGTTTTGAAGACCCCCCCGTGATAATACCACAATCTAGGGAAATCGCTCAAGTCATACGAAGAATCAGCCAGTCTCCAATGCAGGAAGCCGAATATTATTTCGGTGTCCATGACAACGGGGAAATGGTTCTAGCTGACAAAAAGAAATACGTCTTAACCTACTTCCTACAGTTCTATGAAGAGCTGTTAGAGGAAGGGTTCAAACATAACTCTATCCAATTCCTCGACAGAAATGAATTCCTCAGCCTCCAAAAAACCTTCCGCTCCATAGAAGAGAGCGAGGAAGGTTGGGTGGAGTACAAGAGTACCGGGTCACACAATACACGTCCAGTCACGGTGAGCATAGAAACGCCACCGAATTGGAGGGTAATACAGTTAACAATCCGTTCGAAGCCAACGCTTCTCAAAGTCATCCCCCACGCAAGTGAGGTGAAGGACTATATATGGGGAACGCCTCCTCTCTCGATAACCGAGAGAACTATAGGTATACCCAATGAGATATGCAGAACTTCGAAGTATAGGCCGGCATGTTTCTTAACACCAGAATGGAAGAACATGACGCTCCTTGAAAGGCAGAAGAAGAAGGCCGAGGATAATAACCTCTTAGCCTCCGCCTCCTCCCTGGGAAAAACGCTAACTGCAGTGACTGAATCCTTAATATTGTCACGCCAATTCAACAACGGTCGCCCTCTCCGAGAACTTGATCTCGGTAAAAAGAACGACCTTCAATTATACTTCCTTATCAACAACATCCAAAGACAGATAATTGAAGATTGGAGCAAAGAGGGGCACGACAAGACATGTGATGAGCTGAAAAAGAGCTCGGCAGAGTTGCGCGTTATCTGGCAAACGGGTAAAACCGTTAACCAGGTCACGCACCACTACACCGAGTTATTCGTCGAATATCTACACTACCTATCTCCTATACATAACGATAAGGAGATAAGCGTGATTGTAAACGACCGAACCTTCCTACCTAACGCGTACGGACTTTGTGTGATGGGTACCCTTTCCAGGGCACTCCCCCCACCAAGTGCCGAACGATGCTGGGAGGCAACTCTAGACACATATAAACGTTTTAAAACCCCCACTCTCATTGATGAGGAGAGAATCAGGTCCGTCAGAGCGTGGACAGCCGAATATTACAAAAATATGCGGCCTCCGTCACTCCAACATCCTGAATTCCCGGGTGTGGGGGCATGTCTGGAAAGACCGAGGGGAGAGGGAGGCGTGGGATCGTTGATCTCACAATTCTACCACATCCTCAAGAAGGGTCCAGATCATCCTAAACTCCCCAACACATCTAAGTGGTGGGAGAGATGGAAGGATCTTCCAGCACTACAAGAAGGGAATGTCTGCAGACACCAGCTCAAGTCGGCTGAGTTTGCATACGCCCTTTCTCTCGACATTTGTTCGGAAAGATTAGAACACTTCCGGACATGTGTCGGGAGACACTGTAAGCAATCGGGGAAACACTTCCCCCTCTTACCCATGACAATTCCCGAACAAGGGCATAAGACAAGAGTCCCTTGCCTCGGTTCGGGTTTTTTCAATATCATCCAGCAGCCCATACGAAAGTCACTATTCGAAATAATCGAAAAGGACGAACGCTGTGCATACAGGACGAAAGGAGGGGAGAATCGCTCTAAGTTAGGCAGCTTCCTCAAAAACTTTGAGAAGGCAATGCTTATCCATAGCGGCGACCTGACGGTGTCAACCGATAATTTTAGCATCGATTTTAACTGGGCAGTTGCGGAAGGATTGAGGGATACCGGAAAGATAACAGATACGGAATACCTCATATTAAAAGCGGCCACCGGTCCATTCAGAATGATTGAACCGGGGGACGAAACTAACGCTGAAAGGAACGACCTATTGGTATCTTCCTTCTGGGAAACACCAGAACCTAAAGAATTGGTTTTGAGTAACACAGCAAAGAAGATGTACGAGAAGATGGCAGACATGCAGGACAAAAGGAAAATACAAATCCCTGTCCCGCCTACCCGCATACCTCCTCCCTCCAAAAAGGGTCCAACCTGCCCTCGATGCAGCGAAAGCATCAAAGTGAGAAAATGTATGGTAATAACAAAGAATCCGCACGCGAACATGTCGGATCCTATTGATATACTATACGAGACTACATACTTTGACGGTCATCTACCTCCCATCTTACCAAAAAAACTACCTAACTTAGGTAACTTCGTGAGTGAGACGGGAATGCAGCACAAATACCACCCTGAGCCATGCGCGTGGACAACGCCACACGGCCAAGGGTTAGGTTTTGACTTAAAAGAGGCCCCTAAGGACCCCGATATAAGACAAATTGACTCAATGCTTTCGCAAATCGACAAAATCCTTAGAATGGCGCCCGAGGGATCCTACTTAACCCAAAAGGGAATGCAGATGTCCCAGGCGCTCTCTATAACCATGCTCTACACGCTCAACATCTATTGTGATGATCAAGCGAGGAAAGTAGGTAAAGGTATGTCGTTATTATGTGGGGATGACTCCCTCCGTGCTGGTAATATCCTCTATATTGAAAAATACAGAGCCGAAATTACTGCTCTCGGGGGAATATGGTCGAAGACAAAAGACGTAGTCGGAAGTATGGGCCACGGTATTTTCACCGAGCAACACTTCTCAGACGGTCGAATCTTCAACATCCCGAAGGTCAAAATAACTTGTAAGACGAATCCGCGCATACCGGGTTGGAAAACAATTCTCCAATCCGCTAATTCTGCGGAAATGCCAGAGGTAGAGAAAATAGCATCCGCCATCAAGGAGGAAATGCTCTATCCCTACCGGGATGACCTAAAATTTTTACAGCAATTCTTACCGATTGGCTTAGACCGTAAGCTTGGAGGTTTGGGAGAAAAAACTCCCATACCATGGTTGACCGAGGAGATCCTCGCCTCCATCCAAGAGCTTACGGACATCGACAAAGCGAATGACTACCTGATGAAGGTGACAAAATGTTTCCACATTGACACCACAGCACGTAGTAAACGTCGGAGAATAAACCTAGCGGCTCACTATCCGGAAGGACCTAGTGTTTCAAACACCATGGGTTACTTCCAGAAAGCCTGCCAGTGGTTATACTTAGAAAAAAGACGCCTCCGTTCCGCATTGGAGGCTACGATGACTTTAGAGGATCCTGCGTATCCTCCCCGCCTAGAGAAAACTTCTCTGGATGGGGTGGTACTAGAACACATATCCCGAATGTCGAAAATCAAAAATCGACTAATTCAGGACGGTGTTTTTCCTCCCACCAAATCTTTTGATGAGGGGAAAATCAGATCTCTATATCATCACGATGTGCCACGACGTATCGTGGATAACATCATTGGCACCTTGGTAATTACGCCTAATCGCTACCAGTTGTCTTAATCGCTTTTCAGCAAAATAAAACTTTGGACTACCAAAGCCC